CGGGGCCTCAATTCGGGGAGGTGATTATATGGGCTTTGACTTGCTGAGTTTGATGCTGTCGGGTGATGCCAAGAAGCTGCTGAAGAGCCTCGCGACCAAGGAGGGCTTCTGGCAGTATGTAGCAAACAGAACAAGCGGGTTCGACGATTGGACAATCGAGCAGAAGACGGCAGGCAGGGCAGTGTTTGACGAGATATTCGCGATGCTTGGCCTGAAGAAAATCCTGAAGAGGGGGTGAACTACGATGAAGAATATGCTGACAATCCTGCAAGTGTTGGCACAGATTTTCCCGCTGCTTCTCGCTGCCATCAAGGAGTTCGAGGCTAGCGACTCTAGCGGCGCAGACAAGAAGGCCGCTGTATTAGCGGTTATCAGGGCTATCCTGGCGCAACTCAAGGGCCTGAAGCAAGAGGTTGTGGACGGCGCTATGAACCTGCTCGACAAGATCATTGACGCCGTGGTCGCTGGATACAATCTGCTGGGAGTATTTGGCCACAAGAGCAGCGCAGCTTAAAGAACATTGTCCGGATAGAGGGAGGCGAAGCGCAAGAGCACAACTACAATCTGATATAGTGACTGCTGCGAGCGCAAGCCCCGCTAGGTGATTACAGCCTGGCGGGGCTTTTACTTGCGGCGGCAGGTTACGGCCCCCAAAAATAATCTGGACTATTTTCGGAAAAGGGGTAGACATTTGCTGAAACTTTGTTATACTTAGGGAAAGTGACGGGATAACGATGAATGGAAAGCCATAACCTACTTACCAGTAAAAGGGGGGGGGATACAATGAAGCTGACACAGACACAGAGAGAGATGCTACAGAAGCATCGCCAAGCACAGGGTTATACACCTGAAAGCCTATCGCCTATAGTGGAGATTGCTGCACAAACAATTCGCAATATCGAAGCGGGCGCGGGCCATCCGCGTAAAGTACGGAAGCTAGTAGACGCGCTGGGCATACCAGTAGAACAATTCTACGGGTTGGAGGACTGAGATGAGCAAGCTAGTTACAATCGAAATAGACGAAAGTATGGCACTGGAACTGTATGACGCATTGTCACAAGTGACTTATGGGCCACACGACACAGAGGTAGTAACAGAATTCCAAGAGCAACTCCGGGAAGCCTTCGGCTGGGAGGAAGCGGTATGAAGCAAGAAAGTGGACTCGCGCTCGCGGGGCGGCTTGTGCAAGAGGCTCACGAGAGGATGCTACGGCGCAAGGAGCAGGAACGGATAGATCGTGAGCGGATACTGGAGAAGGTTACCAGACTCGCAAGGGGGCGGCAAAGTGAAAACCACAATCTGGGATGAGCGCGACGTACAGGGTTACTGGGGCGCGAAGCGGATGCACGAGATCGAGCGGCAAGAGCGCCGCGAGGCAGTTAGGCAGTATGTGATAGCGGCGCTGGCAGGGATTGCGCTAGGCCTGTTTATCTGCTGGAGGTGGATGTGAGATGTACAGCCTGAGTTATGGACAGCGGCAGTGGCTCCTAAGCGAGATAATCTGCCAGTACCGGACAGTGACTGACTTTGCCAGGTTGCACAACTTTTCGACTGACACAATCGGCAAGCTGACCCAGGGCGGGCGGCTGAGGCTGGAAACTATCAGGCGCGCCCTGCGAGTACTCGGCCTCGAAGCGGTAGACTTCTTCTCGGCTGACCTTATGGAGGTGGCCTAATGGCTACGAAAGCAATGTGGTATGAACGGGACGCGGAACCCGACCCGCCGGTATTCAGGCCAGGGGAGACAGCTTGCCCCTGCTGTGGGTACAGGCAAGAGTTTGACTCGGATAGCTACTGGGATGGAAACGTGCAGGGCGAGCGGTGGGCAGTCTGTGAAATAACAGCCTGCAAGCGTTGCGACTACTCGCCGGATAATTGGGACGGCAGCGAAGCCGACTGGCATAAGCAGGCAGACGAGTACCGCGAGGGCTACCTGCAAGAGCTATCCGATACGTTGCTGAGGCGGTGCAACGAGTTTCTAGCGGAGGTCCTGGTAAGCAGCGGGCGGGCCACAACTGGCAGTGACGGCGAGATCGTGAACGCGGCGATAGACCGCGTGTTCGAGATGGTGAGTGAGCAGGTATTTGGCCTGTGCTGCCAACTGGACACCCTTGAAGGGTGCAGGGAGGTCGCCGCCGAGTATTTGGGCAGCGTCGAGCTGGGGAAAGTATGGCTTGAGGCGCGAGCGCGCGCCGAGGCGATAGAAGTCGAGGGCAAGCACCTGCAGGTGCGATAAAGGAGGGCGCAAAATGAAAGCTAACCTGAAACAACCGGCGTGGCCTGGCAGTAGCCATACGCTTGAAGAGTTCGCCTGGGGGATAACTGATATTCAAGGGCGGGACTATATAACAGTGGATTGCCGCTTGGCGATGGCGCGGGTTGAGCACCGCGAGGCGGGCAAGAAGCTGGAGATAACCACAAGCGAGATAAGGCCTGATATAGACCGCAAGGGTGATTTGCCGATGCTCGTTGTGCAGGTCGTGCTAGAGAGCGAGATATACGGGCGGGCAGTGGGCACCGCGACAGCAGACATAAGCGCGGGAGCGCGGGCAGTGGATGCCACTAACCCAGTGGAGAACGCGGAGACAAGCGCGGTCGGCAGGGCGCTGGGCTTCTATGGCTACGGCACCCTGCAGGGGCAGAGCGGGATAGCGAGTGCGGAAGAGGTGCGAGACGCCAAGCGCAGGCCGACAGAAGCACAGCGGCCTGCCCAGCAGTCGCAAGCGGCGCCTGCTGGGGAATGGAAAGAGTGGCAGAGCAGCAAGTTCCCCGCGAAGTGCAGTATATGCGGCCAGGATATACCGCTGGATATGCCCAGGCTGCGCAATGCCGAGACCAAGAAGAGCAAGCATATAGTCTGCCCTGCGCCTGAGCCGGAGGCCGTGCCAGAAGAAGATGCCTTCAACGGGGCCGATGACTTCGAGGACATATTCGGCAACGACGACCCGCTGGCAGGGCCAGCATAGGAGGCTACGATGGAGACCGGGACTAAAAAATGCGCGGTATGCGGGAAGCCAGCAGTAGTTATACTGACTTTGGGATGCCAAGAGTTCGATTACTGTGCTGCCCATTCTCCTACTGCAAGTGACACTGATGATGTCCTTATGGGCCTTCTCCGCTTACAAGAGCGGCAGACAGAGGCGCTGGAGGCCATCGCGCGAGAACTAACGCGGGCGCTTCAGCCGACAATTCATATACCGACCGAGGAGGCATCCGATGAAGAGATTAACTGATATGACGTTGCCCAGCGGCAGGAAGCTGAGGTTCCACTGGCAGCAGGGCCAGTTTACCTGCAGCCTGGTATCAAGCATTTCCGACAATGTGCTCTGCGCAGGCAAGGGGGCCAACAGGCTGGATGCGCTGATGGCCTGCGCGCTCAGAGCTTACGAGACTCAATACAGGCAGGACGCTCTTCACCACATCTGGTACTGGCGGAGGCTAAGGATAGAGCTTTACAAGCTGTGGAAGCAGGTCAAGCCAGGCATCCCGCAGCCTGAGAAGCGGGATGTATGGGGGGCTGTAAAATGAGAGACCTGCACATTGAATGGGGGGCCGGGCAATTCTGCGCCGGCAACGATTACGAGAATGGCATTGACCTGATTATGCCAAAAATACTTGCCGAGATTAGGCAGGAGCCGGATAGTTCCTGCCGAGTAAGAGATTTGGAGTCAAGGCTGGCCTATATGATGGCCCACAACAAGCTGCTCAAACTGAACGACGAGGCCAGCAGCGAGAATGTCCATATACTGATGGAGTTCCTAGCGGTATTGTTGGGCGATCCTTCTCGCAGTGCCCAATGGGGGACAGTATGCGACGTGCTGGATGAATTGCGGGCGATAGACAAGCTGCCCGAACCCGCAAAGGCCCGCGTAAGACGGGCGATGCGGAGCCTGCTGTTAAGAGACGATGGCGATGACTGGTACGACGGCAGGGGCTTACTTAGATGGCTCAAGGCGCGGCGCAAGGAGGCAACCGGCGATGCTTAAACTGCTGCTCGGATGGTGCTTGATAAGCCTACTGTTGGCCTGGGCCTGGTCTAGGTTCAAGCGCAATACGGGGGGAGGGAGACGAATGACCTACTACATTGAATGCTGGCGCTGCGAGGGCACTGGCGATGGCGGCACTTGCCCTGCTTGCGGAGGGGTTGGCTACATAGCTCGCCAGGGAGTTTCCGATGAACCGCAAGCCAGCCGCCGCAGGCGGGTCAACTGGTTCGATGTTGTGCTGATAGGCGCGGCCCTGGTATGGCTTGTGATTGCTGTGGCAGGGCGATAAAGGAGGTAGCAAATGACACTGGTAAAAAGGATTGACCTCGGCACGAAAGAAATACTCGTGTGGGAAGAACCTGTCTACTGGGCGCAAATGAGGTACAAAAATGGCCGCCCGATAGATAGTGGCGAGTCGCGCCAGTGGTCAGTGTGGGCCGCCCTTGTTAGCCTTAGGGCTAAGATTGCAAAGCGGCGAGACAACCAGAAGAACCGCAAGAACTGGAAGCTCTTCGATGGTCTCAGACAGCAGATAACCGACATTCTGGATAAGGAGGCAGCAGATGACAAAACGTGATGCGACGCCGATGGAAAGATACAGGCTTCGCTATTGGCTTATGAAGCATCATACGAGCATAAGTAGTTTCGCCAAGCGTGTTGGCCTACACTACGCGACTGTGGAGAACTTCCTGGAGGGCTGGCACTCCTGCAAGGTTTCGACAATAGAACGCATACTGGAAGAAGTATTGAAGGAGGCAACCGATGACTAAGTGGATGCTGTTTATAATCGCGGCGGTCGTCTTCGGCTATGCCACTCGGCAGGCCCCTCCAGGCCCTGTGGCTGCGCCGGAGGCTCCGATTGGCTACTGGGTCGCTAACTACCCTGAAAACGCGCCTGAGGCTGCCCAGGCCCCAGCACAGTGGCAAACAGGCAGGGCCAGCTTCTACGGGGAGGACTTTCGCGGGCGGCTCACTGCCAGCGGGAGCAGGTTCTACGCCTGGTTAATGGCCTGCGCCCTGAAGGCTAGCGGGCACGAGCGCCCACAGAAAGTGTTGGTGGGTATCGAATACCTGCCCACTGGCGGCGTCTGGGAGTGGAGTCTAGACCCGTGGGAATTGGCGCTGGTCGGGGCGGAACTCGAAGTCACCATCAAGAGCATCCTCGAGTGCCGCTTCTGGGACGCCCGGATAGGCCACTGTGAATACTGCGGCGTGACCTGCCCGCTAGCAGGGTCTATCCCCCCCGTTGCGCTCAAAACCGAGGCGGACGCGCAGGCGCTCGCCCGGTTCGTGACCGCTTGCGGGGCGCAACTAAGCCAGGTGCGCAAAGCCCTGCGCGCCTGGGTGAAGAAGCACGGGCCGCTGGTTACTGACCGCGCCCGCTTCGAGTATCGTGACAGCGTCACTCCAGTATATGACATCGCCAGGTTACAGCCCGCCCTCGATGAAGCGGGAATAAACCTCGACGAGTTCAGCGCCGGTGAGACTGTCAGCCGGAAGTTTTGGGAGGGGAAAGCCGATGAGACTGACTAATGAGATGCTTCTGGCGAATGGACGGCGACTGGTATTCGCCTGGGACGCCAGATATAAGTGCTTCACTTGTACGCTAAAGGCCGGAGCGCCCAGGATTGGCATAGGCCACTCTCGTGTAGCCGCGCTCGTGGCGCTATCCGACAAGCTGCCGCACAACAGGGAGCTACTCAACCTCTGCGCCGAGTGCGGCGTGAAGATGGCCCTGCCAAGTGGCCGCGGCCTCAGCTTCCTGCGCGTGGCCGATAAGCGGTTCCGCTGCTACCTGGTGAGCGACGCGGGCAACGTGATAGAGAGCGCCGCAGGGGATACCCGCGCCAACGCATTGCTAGCAGTGGCTTCCAAGGCCTATGTGCGCGGCGCGAACTCGACAAGCCCTCGCCACCAGCGTTATCAGCAAGGCGTGTGGCTGGAGGTCTACGAGATGTACAAGCAAACCGAGCGGCCTGCGCCTGTAGGAAGCCACGCAAAGCTACAGCGGGCAACCGACCCCTGGGTGGTGGTGTAAGTGGCAACTACTCTCGCCTATGCTGATAGTTCAGTGCCAGTGAGCAAGAGTCAAGAGGAGATACGCCAACTCTTCAGGCGCTTCGACAAAGTCGACAGGTTCGCCTTCACCGAGGACCCGCATGACCACACGTTCGCCGTGAGCTTCATGTACGAGGAGCTGCCAGTGAACCTAAGTTTCAACGTCTGGCATGTGTATGACGAACTAACCAGGGAACGCAAGCGGGGCTTCGAGCCGGCACGTGTCTGGGCACAGGCGGAGAGGACCAGCTACCGCCACGTCGCCCACTTCCTGAAGGCTGCTTTCAATGCCGTCGAACTCGGGCTGGTTGACCTGCACGCGCTCTTCCTCGGGCACTTCCAGACGCCGATGGGCACACTGGCCGAGGTGCTGAAGCCGCGTCTGTTCGAGCTGACCAGCGGTCGCATCGCGTTGCCAGCCGGGCAGGAGGGCGAGGCGTGATGGCGTGCTTCCGTGAGCGGTTTGGCGACTGGGAAATGGTTGTGAGTACCAGCCCCGGAGAGCGCCACGCAATGTTCGGTATGGAAATGCCACGACAGGGCTATATAGCCTCCGGGGTTGTCCGTTTTGCCCCACGCCAAGCTGGCGCTGGCGAAGGCGCAGAAGTGGAGTATGAGGACTTTTGCAGGACCTTCACCGACCTCACTACCGACTTGGGGCTCGACCTCGTCAACAGTGGCGATGGCTTTCACTTCGACAACGAAGAGCAGTGGGGGGCGACACAGGAGGAGGCCTATGAGTCCTGGCTCGAAAACATCAGGCTTCGTGCGCTTCGGCTCTACGAAGCAGGGGGCAGCGCGGGCGGAGTATACGCAGTGACAGCTGAGGCAGGCCACTGGCTCCTAGACTACGATGACGCCGAACCGGTCTTTAAGACCGAGGCCGAGGAAAGACGACAACTCCTCTGGCTGGCAGACAACATCAAGCAGACGCGCCTGCTACGTGAGCTACAGGGAGCGAGTAGCAACGATGACGATGTTTCTTGATGCGTTGAAGGCGCTTCTCTGGTGGTCACTGGCTAGCCTGTTTGTCGCCTGGCTATGGTATCGCTGGCGGCGTAACAGCAAGCCCGACTGGGAGGAGGACGATGAATGACCTATTACGTTGTATGTCCGCGTTGTAAGGGTAGTGGCAGGGACTGGCAAGGTATCTGCCCCTCTTGTGGAGGGGGCGGTTATCTGACCCACCAAGGAGCGCCCCGTGAGCCACAGGCAAGCCGCCCGAAGCGAGTGAACTGGGCGGACCTCATCCTCCTGGGTGCGGCCATAGTATGGCTTGTAATAGCCATACTATGGAGATAAACAATAGTCAGCAGAAGCACAAGATTTGACGCGGGGCTTGGCAAGAATAGAGCCGCGAGACAGGCAACCAAGCCAAACTAACCTATCGGAGAAACCAATAATGAACAACAAGCAACGAGGGACAGCGACAGAACGAATAGCAGAGGCGCGGCTTGTGAATATGGGGTTCCAGGTTGTGAGGTCGGCAGGCAGTCACAGTGCTGCCGACCTTGTCGCTGTGAACGAAAATGCCGTGCTGTTTGTGCAATGCAAGCGGACTAAGGACCCCCTGTCGGAAGCCAGGCTCGCGCGTTTCAAGCGACTAGCTGAAGCGGAGTTTCAGGGCTGGGCGCTACCTGATCAGGCGGCGGCTCAGCTTTGGGTTTATGGGGAACGATTGCCAGGTAAGCGCGAAGCGCAAGGCTGGCGGTTTCTGACGTTGGAGATACAACCTATAATTGATGCCCACGCTGATAGCAGATAACGATGTATTGGAAGCTGAAATCGAATGATTGCGCCCAAAATTATTACCCGATAGCCCTTTACAAAAGTCACACTTAAGTATACTATAGCCATACATCGAATAGCGCAGGAGGTGGATAGTGATGGGACGGCTCAAAGAACGTGTGACGATGTCTGGCGACCGCATAACTACTCTGACTTGGATTAAACACGAAGTTGGCGGGCAAGACATAAGACTGTCACATATGATGGCCCTCTATGGCGCCGCCGGTTATGCTTATTATTGGCTGGCGGTAGAATATCTTGCCCAATGGGGCGGTACATTGCCCTACGACAGCGTGGAGGCTTGTTTGCCAATGGCGTGGGGTCTAAATCAGAAAGAAGAAAAGAAAGCCCACACCATCTTAGCGGAGCTAATTAAGATCGGGCTGTTGGCGCAAACCGATAATGGGGACGTCTATTGCCCACTGCTAAAAAAAGAGTTTGCGGACGCCGTGGCCCTTCGAGATATACGCAGTAAGGCTGTTAGGGCGAGGTGGGAGAAGTGAGTTGGGCGCGCCTGGACGAAAAGCTATCGCTCAGCACCGACTTTGCGGACGCGGTCGCCAAATGCCCCTTAGCGGGCACCCTGTTTCTTATGGCGCTTTCACATTGCGCTCCGCTAGGCATTATCTACGGCTCCGCAAGACGTTTTAAGGCTCAGGTTGCCCCGCTATTTGAAGTTCCAATCGCCGACTTCGAGCAAGCCCTTCAGACATTACACGACGCTGGCCTGGTTCACCTCTATGAAGCCGACGGCGAGCGGTATTTGTACGTGCTGAACTTCCACAAGTTTAATGACGCCTTCGCATGGCAGAGGTGCCCAGCGCCCACAGTCCCCCTGCCCGCTTGCTGGCAAGTTCCCGAACGTCTAGCCGCGCTGCTCAAAACAGGCTGGACTATGGCGCCCGCGTGGAGCGCAAAACTCTCCGAAGCCAACATACAGGCCCCTTCAGATACACCCTCTATTCAAAGTCAGCCTGAATCTAGGGACTATCCAGAGGCATCCAGAGGTATCCAGGACTATCCAGAGGCATCCAGAGGGTATCCAGAGGCATACGACGTTACGGTACGTAACGATACGGTACATGACAATACAGTCTCTCCCCCTTTATCCCCCTCACGGGGGAATGGTGACAGCCAGCCTGAAAAATTGCCTCGCAATTACGCCAACCTCGAAGTCGACCTTGAGCGGCCTGACCCTGCGTTGCCCTGGCGGGAATGGTGCAAGGGCAAGGGGGGACAGCCGATACAGGCGGCGAGGGCGGGCCAAATACTCAAGGGCGGCACCCTCAAGCTCGCGGTCTACATACCAGGTGAGGATGGTAAGCGGGGCAGGTGGGAAGAGCAGGAAACTAACCTCGATGCGGCGCCGCGTGAAGTGCGAGTAGAACTTCTGGCGGCGGCGATGAACCAGGTGCTGCTAAACGAGCGGGATAGGGGGAACTTCCGCATTGTCGAGACCCGCTTTGCTGAGTCGCTGGATAAGTGGGTACGTGGGCAGCCGAAGGTCAAGCGGCGAACTGAGGCAGAAGTGCAGGCCCAGGTCGAGGAAGCCAAGCGGTTGCGTAAGGAATTCCTGGCAAATGAGGCGGCAAAAAAACAGGCTAGGACGGAGGCGGATTTATGAGCAAGCAGGGTATAGCGGTTGGAAACCTGGGCTACATGAAGCAGTGTAAGGATTGCCCAAAAGCGAAGGGCACCAACTGCCAGTGGCGCAAAGATGATCCGGGCAGGACAGGCTGCCCGCAGGTGTATTGGACGCTTGGCAATGTGATAACTCACGTGCTGGCCGATACTGCGCTTAGGCAGATGGTCGGCAGGGAGGTTGTGGAAGAGGCTGTAGCACAGTGCGAGCGGTGGAAACTGCTGAGCAGTGGCAGAGGCGAGGGGCCACTTTGTGACGCTTGCGATGATACGGGCGAAGTGTGGGCAGAGATCACCCGCGTCAACAAGCCATATGTGACAGTCTACCTGGCGCCCAGGCCCTGCCCGCGTTGTGCTATGGGGATGTTCGCGAGGCTAATGTATCAAGATGCTGGTATGCCGGCCGACCCGCCGAGGTTCGGATATGGGCCAGTAGACGACCCGCATTTTTTCACGTATGACGCGAGGGGTGGCAATGTCAGTGATTATTACGAGATACTCTGAACGCGAGAAAGCGGGTGTCGCATAATGCCAGTTCCTGACCTGCCTGTTGATGACCCGCGCGGGAAACTCGCTGTGCTGTTGGACAGACTCTACCTGCGCTCGGGCAAGCCCCTCCCGCGCCAGTTGGCCGACGCGATCACCAACCAGACTTTCACCTGGCGCACCGTGCTGGCGATACTTGCCGCGCTCGAAGTCAAGCCGGACAGCGAAGAGTTCCATCAGGCGAAGCGCCTATGGCAGCGGTCGCAGCGATAAGCGCCCAGATACCCCAGCGCGGGGCACTGGAGCCGCAAGGAGGCGATTATGGGGGCGCAGTTGATAGATTACAGGTTGTGGCACAAAACAGAGGCAGGATTACATAATCAACATTATCAGACGTTAGGAGGGAAGCGTACAGAATGAAACTGTACCGACTGAATGGGGAACTGATAGGTGAGGGCGAGACAATCCGCGAGATTGCGGAGGCTAATGGATTCAACCTACGCTGGGCCGACCTGCGCGAGGCCAACTTATACGGGGCCGGCCTGTATGAGGCCAACCTGCGCGGGGCTAACCTAAGCAAGGCCAACTTGTATAGGGCCGACCTGCGCGAGGCTAACCTGAGCGGAACCAACCTGCGCGAGGCCGACCTGAGCGAAGCCAACCTGTGCAGGGCCAATCTGCACCAATGCAACCTTGAGGGCGCTGATATGACAGACTGCTGCGGGTTGCCGTGGATCGTAAATCCGAAACCGAAGGAGGAAGCGGAATGAGTAAGGTTATAGTGCTAACTGATGAGCAGCACGAATTACTAAAACTTATCTTCGAGGCAATAAGCGAAGACCTGTATGGTTTTGAGATATGGGCAGGACTAGGCCCAGATGAAGGCCCATTACTTGAGGCTATAGGTATAGCTATCGCTGGGCCGCAGCCAAGCGTTACATTGCCGGTAGAGGAAGCGGTGGCGCTCGTCGAGTGCAGTTCATACAACGAGGGGCCAGCGCCGGCGGTTGAAGTTATGGAACTGGCCTTGGCCGCTATCAAGCGCATAAGGCAGGCCCGCGAGGGCAAGGGGGAAGTATGATGGAAACGTTATCACCATACGGACTAAGTGCTGACATCGAACGCATTGGGTTTAAGTTGGATCACTCCGCGGGTATTGAACGGCGCTGGCGGCGGGGCGGCCTACTTGTGCATGCGGGGAGAGCATCGGAGTTCAGATGTAATGGCGTAGATATATACTGCGAACTGCGGCACGAATACGGCAAATGGTACAAGTCTCTGACAAGCTGGCACGATGTAGAAAGAGCTTTAGCCGACTATGCGGTTTATGTCGCAGCTCAGATTGAAGCCACATATAACTCGTCTTTTCCTGGCGCCAGCTTGCGGGATATGATAACCCGCGACGCCGAGGGCAAGGCAACCCCTGCGCCTGGCAAAGACTTGCTCAGCGTGGACGATATGGTCGGCACCGTGGAACTGGACAAGCCCTGTACCGAGTATGGCGAGAAGTATGAGGAGGCTACCGATGGCAAGGGACATGAGGGAAATAGTCAGTATCAAGCTGACAGTTGAGGAGTGGCGCGAGATATTCGACGCGATAAGCAGTTATGAGTATTTCGACGCTGACGACGCGAACACACTAACTGGCCTACAGGACTTGATTAACGCGGCTACGGGGGAGGACACCGATGGCACGGGCGATAACTGACGCGGTATGGAACAAGTACCTCAGCCAGGCTACAGGTGACCTCGAAGGCAAGGGGTCAGTGGAGTACGTTGTCATACACCACGACGCGCTGCCGCAGAGAAGTTGGAACGGCCTGCGGACTGTAGAGGCTTACGAGCGGACTCACCTGCGGCTATATAGCAGGCGCAGTTACAACGGGGGCATAATCAGCCCGAACGGGAATATCTATACCGAGTGGCCCGATAACCCAATGAGCCACTATGGGGCGCACGCCCTTTATCACAAGAAAATATTCGGGCCGCATCCTACCAACTGGATCAACCGCAACTCGATTGGCATCTGTGTCCAAGGCGAGTTCGAGCGCCACGATCATCCTACAAGTGAGCAACTGGACAAGCTGCAGTGGATGATAGGCCAGATCGCGGCGAAGTTCGGCGTAACTCGCCGCCAGATAATCGCCCATAAAGATGTCGGGAATACTGATTGCTGCGGTCATAACTTGATTTATGACTTCCCCTCCCTGATAGACGAGGCGCTTAAGCCAATGACGGCGAAACCTAAGCTGATTGTGGGCGATGTGTTTATTGAAAACTTGACTCGCGAGGGTGGCAAGTTACTTCTGTCTAACGGGGAGCCTGTCCGCGAATACTACGAGGCGCGGGGCTATGCGGTCTACTACAATGCCGCCCAGCAGAAGGTATACTGCTACAAGATGGAGGCGCAGTGATGGAGAAGCAACCTGATAAGCTGGCCGAACTAGGCAGGCTGTTGTTTTCCTGTGGATGCCTGCTGCTACTGTTACCCTTCGCGATGGGCGCTCTGATGTTTATATGGGCGTTATTAACTGGCCAATAGGAGGCGACAATGCCGATAATCGAAGTGAGCGAGGCCGAAGGTCGCCTGTTGCAGGAATTAAGGCGGCTTGCTGAAACAATCCAGTACGGGACTGTGCAAGTCGTGATACGAGACGGCAAGCCCGTCTCGCTTGCCGGTAACTGCTCGGTTAGGAGCGTCCTCAACAAGCCAGTTGACAATCCTGAATAACCGAGGTAAACTGATAGCAACTTGAGATATACCCTGACGGCCTGCTTGACAGTAACCGCCTGCGGATAACGCCCTTTAGGGTGCTGCAGGCGGTTTTAACTTGGGCGGCGTAACGTCACAAAAGGTCACAGTCGCGGCAAACCTCGACCCTCAACAGGTCAAGGCTGCCGTTGCGCTTGCTGATGGGGCGACTCGCGCCGAGGCTGCCGCTGCCGCGAATATAAGCGACCGCCAGCTTTACCGCTGGCTTGAGATACCCTCATTTCAGCAGGCCATCCGCGATAATCTCTCCGAACATATCAGGCGCGGCAGGCGCTTGGCGTTCCGAACCCTCATAAACGCGATGCAGGGCGCTGACCCCGAACTACAAGTGCGTTCCGCTGATCTCATACTCAAACACACTGCGGCTGAAGGTGTCGCTGATACCCCTGCCGCCGCGACCGCGCTCGTAGAGCTTGTTATCTCGAAGTCGCGGGAGGTAGAGGATGCCTGCGACAGTTGAACTTTACTATCCGCAAGGTGGCAGGCTGGGCGCGCTCGATGCTCAGATCAAGGCTCACGAACTTGCAAGTGATCACAAGCAAGTGGCCTACATAGGCGGCATCGGCGCAGGCAAGACGCGCTGGGGTGCTGCCCAGGTATGCGCCCATATCGCCCTCTGCGATGAGAATACCGAGGGCATCATCTGCGCCAAGAGCTACCCGATGCTACGCGATGTAGTGATACCCGCGCTTATCAGGCAATGCGAATGGCTTGTCTCGCAGGTGCCAGGCTTCGGCTTCGAGTACCGCCGACAGGATAATACCATCGCTATCACCTGTAACGGCTTCAAGCATCTGGCCCACCTGCTCTACGCGCAGGACGCTGACCGCGCTCGTGGTATCAACGCGGGCTGGATTTGGATAGACGAGGCGGCGCTTGTATCACGCGCCGCTTATCTCGTGCTCCTTGGCCGCCTCAGAGGACACAACCGACTGCGGATTTGGGTAACGAGTACGCCCAAGGGGAAGCGCCACTGGCTGTATGAGTTTTGCCAGAAGGCCAAAACGGTCTACTCCAAGACTGCCGATAACCCCGTAACAGCGGAACTGGCGAAGGAGCTTGCCGAGGTCTACGGCTCACGGCTGGCCGCGCAGGAGCTTGATGGCGAGTTTCTGGATACCGAGGCTGCTGCCTTCCCCGAACTCAACTATGGCGAACCCCGCGAGGTCACTCGCGTGATAGTTGGCGTTGACTGGGGCTTCACCGCTGAGGGCGCGGCAATCGCACTGGCGATTGGGGAAGACCGCTTTTGCTTCTGCGATGAGGTTGTGGAACGCGGGCAGACTCGTTCCTGGTGGGCCAACCGCTTGGCGGAGATGCGCGATGACCTTGCCGCTCGCTACGGTGTAGAGCCGACCTTCTATGCTGACCCCGAAGACCCCGCTGCCCGTGAAGAGTGCAGGCAACAAGTGCGCATTTTGCCGGCGGAGAATAAGCGGCTCGCGGGCTTCAGGGCCTTGCAGAGCGTGCTTGAACGCGGTTATGTCTCACCTGCCTGCAAGCGGCTGATAGCGGATGCGACGGCGGCTGAGTGGGCGCTTGACAAGCTGGGCAACCCGCTCGAAGGGGAACTGCCAGACGGCTATCCTGACCATACACTTGACGCGGCTCGTTATGCCGCGATTGCAGCCATAGGCAAGCCGCGCCGCGTTGTGCGCTTTCTATTGGCTGACGAAGAGGCGGTGCCTGCGTGAGACTTGCATTCTGGAAGCAGCCAAAAGAGCGGGCAAAGCAGGTGACGAAGTCGCTTGACCTATCAAGCGCGATCTCTACTATGTTTGGGAGGCAGGGCAAACTGTCCAATGCGGACATAATGAAGCACAGTTGGACTTATGCCTGCATTGACAGAATAGCGAGCGACCTCGCCAATGTGCCCCTTCGGGTAGAGATAAATGGCAAGGAAGTCCCGAACTCGCCGCTGGCGAAGTTGCTGCTAGCCCCGAACCCAGGCGCGAGCCTGGACAGTATGCTTTACGAACTGGGCGCGAGCATTAGTCTCTACGGGAAGGCCTACCTCCAGAAGTCTGAGGATAAGCGGGCACTGTGGATACTTAATCCCGCGCAGGTCGAAGAGAATGTCAAGAACTCGGTTGTGCAGGCTTACCGAGTGAATAGGACAATAGTATCCCCTGACCTGATAATCAGGATAGCGCGGCAGTCAGTTATGGGGATAATGCCAGCGCCGCTCGAAGCTGCCCGCGACGCCATCGAGCTTGACCTCGCGGCGGTGAAGTACAACCGACTGTGGTTCGAGCAGGGCGGGACTGCGGGTGGGATACTGGGCTTCGAGGGCGACGAGTTCCCCGCCAAAACAGAAGAGGCGTTGCGCGTCTGGCTACGGGAACGCGCCTCGGGGCTGGAGAACGCTCACAAGATATTGCCGATGCTGGCAAAGGTGACATATATCCCGATAGCGGATGGGGGGGGAAAGCAAGACGCGGCGTTTGTCGAGATGCGCAAGATGTTGAAGGGCGAGGTATGCGCGGCCCTGCACGTGCCGGGCGCTCTGATAGATACCCAGGGCGAGGCTTCGACCTACAACAACCTCAGCACAATGCGCAAGCAGTATGTGGACAGCACGCTTGAGCCGATTGCCAACTTGATCTGCAGTGACCTCACGCGGGGCCTGCAGGACTTCTTTCCGGGCCAGTCCATTGTCGTGGATCAGGCGCGATGGCAGCTGAAGCGGGAACTGCTTCTTGACCGCGCCGCGCAGGTACAGATGCTTACGGGCGGGCCGCTCATTATGCCAACTGAAGGGCGCGAGCTTATCGGGTTCCCCGAATTGCCGGCGCTGCCTGCGGAGCCTGTAGCCGAGCCGCCTGTGAAGCGGTTGGCAATTGCGCGAAAGTCGCTCGACAGGGAAGGCCACTGGATAAAGTTCCTCTCGAAGCAGAACCCACTGGAAAAGCAGATGCAGGGAGATGTGGAGAAGCGCCTGCTCGAACTGCTTGATTGGGGGCTTCAGCATCCACTGGCAGAAGAGCCGGACTTCGCGCTTATTGTGGGCTTCGAGGCAACCTGCAACGAGCATATTGAAGCCACCTGGAGTAATGGTTACGAGACGGGTATGGGCAAGGCTATGACTGACCCGCGCGTAATGCAGCATATCCTGCGCAGGAAGCAAGTACTCAGGACGGCGCCCACTCATTACCAACAACAGATACGAAATCAGTTGGCGTTGCTGACGGCAGAGGGCAGAACGATAGACGAGGCGGCGCGCCTGGTAAGGCCGTTGCTTATCCAGCAACTGCCATATCAGGCGGAGAGGATAGCTCGGACAGAGGTCGTGTCGGCTTACAACGCGGGTTCAATCGCAAGTTATGGGGATGCTGGAGTGGAACGCAAGGAGTGGTTGGCGGCCTCAGATGAGAAGACCCGCGAAACGCATAGCCAGGCGGAAGCGCAGGGCGCGATAGCGATAGACAAGCCATTCCAGGTAGGCAGCAGTGAGATGATGTATCCCGGCGATCCAGATGGGGAAGCAGACGAAGTTATCAACTGCCGATGCACATTACTGCCAGTGGTATAGGAGGAAGCATTATGCAGGTCACCGCAGAACAGAAAAAAACGATAGGGGCGTTCAGGAAGGTCGGCGACGGGCAGGTTATCGCGGGCTATGCGAGTGTGGCAGAGGTTGACCGCGAAGGCGACCTGGTGACGCTGGAGGCTATGCGCAGTGGCCTGCCATTCTTCGAGGTCAGCCCTGTCGTATTCTGGAACCACAACATAAACGACAAGCCGATTGGCAAGGTGATAAGCGCCAAAGTGGACGAGAAGGGCCTTTGGGTAGAAGTCCAACTTGCCCACGGGCACCCGGAAGCTGAAGAGGTCTACAACCTGATACAGCAGGACATACTGCGCAATTTCAGCCTGCATTGGTATGGCGACTATCACCTCGAAGGGGAAACCCGCGTTTGGGACAAAATGGATATTCTGGAAATCTCGGTTGTGGGCATACCGGGCAACGAGTATGCGCGGATAGTCTATAAGGGCCTGTCGCTGCCGGAGGGCGATGGGCTTGCCCCGATGATAGCCGCCTGCAAGCTGAGCACCAAGGGCGGTGTCCAGGCTGGCCCTGAGCGCGACCTTGCCATTGCGCAGGTTCGCCTCTGGTACAGCGAGCAGCAGAAGTCGCTGCCGGAGGGGTTCGGAGAGAAGGCGCTCGACGAACTCGAATGGCAGCACGGGGAACGGGAAGTATTTGGCGATTATCTCTGTGAGCAAAACAAAGCGGAGGCAAGCAAGCGCCTGAAGCAGGTTGTGGATTGGGCGAAGCACCGCGAGGGGCTTGAGCTTGGCGACTTCCCTGAAACTATGAAGCGGTTACTTGGCGAGCTTGAGCAGGGCGAACCTGCGAAAGCCGCCGTGGATACTGACGCGCCCCCTGAAGGGCCGCGTACGCTGTTGGACTGGTACTTCACCTTAAAGGAGAACAACTAAAATGGAGAAAGTTGAACTGATAAAGAAACTGGGCCTGCCAGAGGATGCTACTGACGAGCAGGTCAGCGCGGCTATGGATGCCGCGATCGAAAAGGCCATAACCCCTGCGCCCGCGCCTGGGCCGGACTTAACGCCGCCTCAGCAGTTCGAGATAATGAAGCGGGTAGATACCGAAACCCGCCTCAAGGCCATCCACCGCAAGAGCGCCGAAGATGACGAAGAGAAGCGCATCGCGAAGGCGCTCGATTACCTGCTGGTATCCCGCATCGGGACTGAGGGTGTGGATATGGGCGGCGGGCTTGCCGCGAAGTTCGGGGGCAAGCAGGGCACTGAAGAGATTATGAAGGCCGCGCTCGGCGTAACCTCGACCAACTGGATGCCAAATACCTTCAGCACACAGTGGTTTGGCGAGATGCTCGAAGAGAGCATCTTGCGGATAGTGCCTACCACGCTGTTGAGCGGCGCGGCTATGCAGGCGCCAGTGCGCCCACTGGTACAGCGCGGCGTGTCCTTTGTTGATGGCGGCGACATTGCGACGGAGACCTCTGACCCGACCGCTTCTGTCACTCTGACCCCGAAGCCGTTTGGCCTTCGCAGGGGCGTCTCGGACAGGTTTAACGGCGCGGCGAACCCGGTAGCAGCCGCGCAGGAAGTGAGCGACTGGCTTCGCCAGTCAATGGCTTTCACTCTGGACGACGTGCTTATCAACGGGGATACGGCTGCAACGCACCAAGATGGCGAGACGAACGATGTCCGAAACAACATACTGGGCATCCGCGCCAATGCGGTAGACAATGGCGTTACCGCTGACTTGTCAACGTTCAGCATAGCTACCATCGAGGGCTTGCTGCTCAAGATGGCGAACTATGGTATAGACGGCGAGAACCTATACCTGATAGCAGGGTACAAAGTGCTGTCGAAGCTCCGCACGCTTGGGGGCACCGATAACCAGTGGCGGTATGTGAATGGCGATAACCCGAAGAACCCCGATACTGTCGGCGGCAATAAGGTTATTCGCTGTTCCTGGACTGGCCTCAATGAATATGTCACCGGCTCCCAGTCCTGCGTTCGCAATGACCTGAACGCCTCGGGCGTATACGACGGCGTTACTACAACCTATACCTGCCTGCCGATAATCAATTCTCGCGGCTGGGTGGCAGGCTTTTACCCAGACGATATGCTGCTTAAGGCTCCTATGACCGATACGGGGATGAGGCTTGCGCTTTCGACCTTCGCGGCTATCACGCCTGTACGTTCGACGCAGCCGACGGCGGCGATGGGATACAAGATCAGCTAACCGACCGGAGGGAGGGGGCTTTGGCCCCTTCCCTCCACAGCGCAAGAGGTGAGCATAATGAGGGTGAAAAGCACCGGTCAAAGCATCCTGCACAAACTATGGAATGGGCAACTCATTCTCTGGGAGCCTGGCGAAGTAAAAGAAGTGAGCGAGGAACTCGGCAACGAGATGGTGCGCAGTTATGGTTACGAGGCGCTTGATGCCGAAGATGTGAAGCAGCAACGCAAGGGGAGGCGTAAGGGTTGATGCTGTGGTTTGCTGACCAATTAGCGGCGCTTGTTGGCGAAGATAGCCTCGATAACTGGGCCGAGGCCGCCTATTCGATGGTTAACGGAATATGGCCAGGCGGTCTGGAGTTCGACGCGGCGGTAAGCGAGGTGCATCGCATCGAATGGGGCCAGCGATGCATTGAAGCTCGCAAGTTGCCTGTCGGCTCAGTAACTTCCCTGACAGACGCCAACGGAAGCGCCTTGTCTGGAGTGACAGTAAGGCAGGGGATCGTCTGGTTTCCCCGTGTGGCAGGCGGGATGGCACAGACTGACACAAGCAACTTAAGCGGCAGCCTCGATGCCGAGTACACTTTGACTTATAAGGCGGGTTACAGCACAGCCTCGCCGTTGGAGACGGGCGCGACCGCCCCGCCAGACAGCCTGAAGATGGCAGTGGCCCTGCTCGCGCAATGGCTTAAGAACAAGCCAACGGGGGTTAGCCAGGAGTCAGTATTTGGCAACTCGGTCAGCTATCAGGAATGGCCCACGAATGTGAAACAGCTTATGAACGCGGCACTTGCGGAGGCGCGGCGGTGAAGTACCGATTGAAAAGCAATGGCGTCTTATATACCTATGCTACAGGCGCCTGGGTAAAGGTGAGCGATTGCCGTTGCGTTGTTGGAGATGCCAATGTAACCGATAGGATGGGCGGGGTGTACGAAGCGCCTGTTATCGCGCAGGCGCTATCGGATACGGCGGCCCACACGGGCTACAAGCTGATAGTGGATGGGATAAGCTATCTGGTAATGGATGTACAATACGCGCCAGCCTCGAAGCTGTACAAGCTGGTATTGGGGGCCTACTCCAATGTTTAGCGTCTCGATGAAGTTCGCAGGGCCAGTATTTGAGAAGGGGCTTAATCTCTACTCGGAGATGAACCAGAACGTTCATCAGGCTGGCCTGATAGTGGAGCGCGAAGCGAAAGAGACGATCTACGCGGGTCACGCGGCAGGCCACTTGAAGATAAAGAACGGGCATCTGCGGAACAGCCTTAGCACGAAGACGCAAGCGCTTCAGGCTCATGTAGGTTCCGATCTGATTTACTCGCGCATTCACGAGAAGGGCGGGATAATCCACTTCAAGACGCGGGCTGGTTCTGTGACCATACCCGCGAGGCCGTATCTGGGGCCTGCCCTGATAGCTAAGCGCGACGAGGTTATAGCGAAGCTCAGGAAATGGATTACCAAGCGGATGGGTGGCTGATGCAGACTTTCCTGACCAATCTGATGGCGGCGCTCACGGCGCACTTCAGCGCCTGGCGCGTCGTGGCAGTTGCCCAGAGCGAGCCTGCAAGCTCGAAAACCATTATCGTGAGGCCCTCCAAGATGGGCGCGCGCTGGAGTGGCATAGATACAAATGATGCCACTTATAGGGTAGAGGTTATCTTCTATTCGCAAAAGCTAACTGACGTGACTGGCGTTGACCTCGCGGCGTTCATTTTGGCTTACCCCGAAGTGACTGGCGGGTATAGGATACGGATGGAGGATGAAGCCGAGTACCACTCCGGCTTGAATAAGGAAGAATATGGTCACGAGCTTGTAGCAATACTGACGGCTGATAGCCGCTAAGAGGTGAGGGCATATGCCCGCGAAAGGATCTTTGCAGAAGGTACAACTGAGTACAGACGGTACGGCCTGCACCTGGCTGGGGATAGTGGCAGGCAATACAATCGGCGAGCCCGCTGATATTGAGCGGCTCGATGGGGCGGGCGATGAGGTGGCGGTATTTGCCGGCGTCTGGCGGCCTACCATCAAGGTGGCGGGGCAGGGCGGGGCGGGGCTTAAAACGCTGCTTGGCTATGCGCTTCGGGCCTCCGGCGCGAGCCTGTTAACTTTCTATATGTTCACGAAAGACGATACGGACATAATGAAGTGGAGCGGGTGCAAGGTTGAGTCAATCTCCATTCGCGCAACTGTGGGCAAGCCTGTAGAGTTCGACGCGACCATAATGGCCCTGGACGGCACGACTGTTGCTGAACCATCCTGGGCAAGCCCAGGCGCGTTAGAACGACTGAGCGAGTTCACCGTGGCAGGCGCGGCTACCAATATCGTGGCGCTGGAGTTCGGGGTCAGCAACTCTATCAAGGGAGCGCAATATGGCAATGCCGCAGTAGGGTCGCTCCGCAAGCTATCGGCCCTGAACGAGGGCAAGGCGGATTATACCTACCGGCTGACGTTGCCCGCGAAGCTGGCAACTGACCTCTCGGCTGACACAGTGGCAGGGCTTGCGCAGGTAGCTACGCTTACAGATGGCACGACTCCAATGGTGCTGACATTCGCGGGCGTTGTGCCGAAGGCGGCAGACTCGCCTGTGACAAACGACCAAGCGGATTACGAGGCCGACTGCGTATTCACGACAGTAGCACTGACATAAGGGGGGCGAGAGTTATGGCGACCAAGAAAGTGGCAGAACAGGTAGAGCCTTTAGAGGCTTCAGAGGCGAACCCTGTCATTGAGCAGGTTGGCATTGTACTGCAGGAATGGGATATAGAGATCGAACACGGCGCTGCGCTTATCCAAATGAAGCTGAGGCAAGAGGCGCTGGCTACGCTCGACAGGTTGCAGAATAACAAGAACGTGCTTGCCGCGCTTGATATGTTCGAGGGCAAGTTCACGGGCGTGGCAGACAGCGCAGGGCAGCCTGTCGAATACAGTTCGGAAAGGATGCTTCGACTGCTCATGAGAACGCCGGGCCTGCTGGCAGAGTTTACCAAGGCGTTCGAGCTGTTCGGCGCGCGGCTGGGCGCGGTAGCTGACCCTTTAGTTGGAAGCCGCAGCTCAAGGGCTGGAGCGAAGCGTCCCCGGTAACGATGGTTGCGCTGATATTGCAGAAGTATCCAGGCTACACATGGCGCATGTTCTTGCAGGAGCCGTTGAAGGTGCAGATGGCGTTAATGGCGATAGCGGCGGCGCAAGGCGAAATCCAGGCAGAAGAGGCCAGACGACATGGCGGCTAACGTTGCGGAAATCATAATTAAGGCGATAGACCAAGCCACAGGCCCTCTGAAGCAGATTGGCGGGCAGGCTGACCAACTAGGGCAGTCGTTTACGAAGGCGGGCGCTGCTATGGCGGTTGCGGGCGGGGCAATACTTGGCGCCTTTGGGATGATGGTGGCCAGGGCTGATGAGTATGGCTCGGCCCTGAACGAGGCGTCTATCAAGACGGGCATAACCTCGGAAAAGCTGGCAGGCTTGAAGTTCGCGGCAGAGCAGAGCGGGGCAACGCTGGAAAACGTGACCTCCGCGATGAAGTTTATGAGCAAGGCTGTAGTCGAAACAGAGCGGGGCACTCTCACCTACGTTGAAGCGATGCGAGACCTGGGCATCACCATCGAGGAAGTTCGGGGCCTATCGCAAGAGGAACTATTCAACAGGATAGCTGATTCGATGCAGGGCGCTGGAAGCGATGCTCGCAAGCTGGCAGCCGCCACAGTGGTATTAGGGCGCGGCGCGCAGCAACTCCTGCCGATGTTTGAGAATGGCGCGGAGGGCCTGCGCAGGTTCCAGAAACAGGCTGAGGCTATGGGGGTCGCACTCTCAAGCAAGACCGCGCAGGGCCTTGATGATATGGGTGACGCGATGGCAGGGGCAAAGACAGCAATATGGGCGCTTGGCCTGCAAATCGGCATTGCGCTTGCCCCTATGGTTAAGTCTATCGCGGACGCGGTGTCCTCTTTCGTGAAGCAGATGGCGGCGTTCCAGCAGGCGCATCCCGCAGTATATGCCGCAGTTGTAGAACTGACGGCGGCCCTGGGCGCGTTCCTTGCGGTAGCCGGCCCCGTGATAATCGTGCTGGGCCAGTTGAAGATTGCAATGTCTGCTCTGGCGCTTACTGGCGGGGTCGCAGGCGCGTTCGCCAAAGTAGCGGCCGTCTGGCAAAGTCTTGTGACCATAGCGACCGCAGTGGGCGCGGCGATAGGGGCATCCGCTGGCTTCATCGTGGTGGCTATCGCGGCGATACTCGCCTTCGTGAAGATACTGGGCGATCAGATTGTCTATGCGATAAACCACTGGGAGCTATTTAAGCTGGAGGTTCGCGCCTTCGGCGAAGAGTTGTGGGCGCTTATCACTGGCCCCTTCGTGAAGCTATGGGATAGCATCGCTTACATGAGTCAACTTGGCAAGAACCTGATACTGGCCTTGTGGGAAGGTATGAAGTCTGTGCTCACGGGCTTCTGGAACTGGCTTGACGCTACGCTTGTCGGCCCCTTGCGCGAGGTTGGACGCCAAATGATGACATGGAGCGGCGGCTCGGTTGGCGGGGGGATGGCGAATTGGCGGCTACCAGGCGCGCGGGGCGCGGGCGCAGGGGCGCAGGTGCAGGTCTATGTGGATGGTCAGAAGACAGTAGACCGCTATGCTACTGGCCTAAGCAAGGTGATGGTCGGTGGCTGAGAACCCATATCAAGAGTTCGGCGCGCGGCCTGGGCGAAGCTGGGTCTATGGCAATACAAGTTGCAATGACTTCTTCGGGCAGGAATTAAGGGCATTGCTGTCTGACCCGACAAGGGAAACTCGTGTGCAGATATACTCTTACGGGCTTGATTGGAGTGAGCTGACAGAATTACCTATCGGGATGGGGGCGATTGGGCCACTTATACCAGTGCCGCGCCCTGATGGGCTTGTGACGCTTATAGGCCCTGACCTGCTACTGGTATTACGCGGGCAGCAACTTGTGCACGGCTACTTGAAGTTTGGCCCTCGCCCACTAGAAGCCTTGCACAGCGCGGGGGTAGACGGGTTCGGAACGCATTGGATTGTGACCAATGACAAGTTTTATGTCTGCTCGGATCCATTATCGCAAGGCCAGCCTCATTATGCATATCCATATTGGAGCGACTTCATGATGGCCACTTGGTCAGCTCACCTAACACTTATTTACCCTGGGTATGAATACTACGGCTGGCCCATACCGGATGGACAGTCTGTAGCCTCTGCCAGTATGAAGTTACAGGTTGACGGGCTGCTCAAGTGTACTTACTACCCGCCGCTTGAAAACGGTATGCCCGATACTTCTAACCCACGCGCCGTTATACTGACGCATAAGGGGCCGGAGGTGACGGCGCTGTGAGCGTCATTTACCCGCTGGCCTACTCGACTGCCTCCTACCCGCTGACCTATTGGGGTTGGCAGCAGAAGGAGACTGTCGCGCTCGACCTGCTTGCCGAAGGGATGCTGATAGATAGCGGGGCGCTCTTCAACTTGCCCACTTACCAGTTGCCCATTGGCGGGCTAGCAGGCGACCCTGTACCGCTGGGCAGGGCGCTGCTGATTAAGCCGAAGGACTCGCCTAATAATAGCATCCCCACAACTGCCACAATTACAATGGCGGAAGGCGAGTTTACCTACGTGGATGTATGGCAAGTCTACATTAAGGGGCGCGCCTGGGCGCGATTCAGCAGTGGCGCGCAGGTGAATTGGCAGAATGGCGTTTCGCATTATTGGCGCTTTATCAGGGCGCAAGCCAGTCTGGACGATGCGCAGATAATCTGCCAGATGCACGGCTTCGCGATGTACCTTGGCGAGACTACCTGCCTGTTTTCAAGGTATGATGAGTCTACTGAAAGTTGGATTACAGTCGGCGCGATTGAACTTAGCGAGCGGCGCGAACTGGAGATATACTGCTTCAGGGCGGGCGATGATGTAATTGCCGTGCTGGAGGGCAAGGGCTATGTAATACAGGATGTGCCCGAAGGGGTTGGCGGATCGTTCCGCTGCTACGGCTATGAAGTCGCTGTGGAATGTGGCCCTGCTACGTTCGTGACAAACCGCTCGCATAGCACAACCTTTGCGCTCGCTTCGGCGGGCTGGGCTTATTGGTTAGCCGATCCTACCAGGCTTCGGTATGTGGGCGCCATTCCCTCTAATACGCTTGCGCTCGGTTATGTCAATCCGAATTCCCTCTCACTGCAGACAAGCGACCAATACGCAACGCCTGTGTTGTACAGCGTGATCTTGCTTGCGGAAGGCGAACTGACCCGCAATGGAACTAGCGCGGCGATAGATGCTATCGAGCCTGAAGTGGAACTTGCCCTTGACCGCAGTTATATCAAGTTCGGCTCGCCTGTCTTGCGCGATGCTGCCGCTTACTCGCTCACACTGGAGGGCGGTTATGTCTTCGAGGGCATCTGCCTTGACCAGCCTGAAAGCAAGGCGCAGCAGAACACTATCGAGCAGACAATCGAAGCCGACTCGCCGCTTCTGCTAATGGGCCTCAAGACTTGCGTTTTCCTGAAGGCCTCGCTTGCTGGCATGGATGTAGACGATGCGCTACGCCTGCTGCTTCGTATGGGCGGGATAAACCCTGAAGTGCTGGAGTATGAAGGCACAACTGCAGACGAACTCGGTAGCATATCAGATGATCTGCTTTATAACTTGCGGGCCGACTCGGACGCTACCCTGGCGTCGGCTTGGAACAAGCTGCTTGATGAGCTTGATCTGCGGGCCTGGTGGACGGGTACGGCGGTGCGAGTCCAGCCGGTGGACTTCACGCGCAAGACCCACGTCTTGACTTCTCTGGGTGGCCCTGTCGAGACGCGCTCCGCTGGCAACCCCGCTTCGCTCTGGCTTGATGAAGCGACTGGCTTTGTGCTCAGGGCGCACGAGGTCTACACGGGCGAACTACCCTTCTCGGTTCACTCGCCTGCAAGCGATTGGGATAGAACAACTGAATTGAAGATGCTGGCAGAGATTAACTTCGATGTGCTGCCAGGCGACGGGCTGACATATGACTCGGATGATTACACCATCGAGGCCGTGCATATATACGCGGCGCAAGGGATAATGGAGGTGACGGCGAGTGCGTAACCTCTGGCTGAAGCGGGCCATCCGCGCCGTGACCAAACGGCCCTTCGGGGCGGGACGGGCTATTGGCGGCTACTCGATAAGCGGCGACAGTATACTCGAAAAGACTGATAGCTCATTGTCTCTTACCGACAGCTTCGAACTTATTGTATTGGACGCCCAGTTGGAGATAACCGACGGCGCGCTGGCAGTCACAGAGGAAGCGTTTGGCTTCGATGTTTACAATACGCTTGAGGCGACTGATTATATAGAGCTACAGGATGCCCTGCCCACGATAGAGAGGGTCGTCTCGACGGCTACGCTCGAAGGCGATGAGATGGCGCTTTCGGATACCTTCGATCTTGCGGTGCTGGATGCGGAACTGTCTATCACAGACGCCAATTCCCTGCAGCTGACTGAGGGCGCGCCGACTATCGAAAGCACAGAAGTCAACAATGTGATAACCGATGATAATGACCTGTCGCTTGAAGACCTGGGCGCGGCCCTCTGGAAAGTTGGCGCGACCCTCGAAGTGCTGAACGGCGACTTTGATGAGACTTATCTAACGGCAGGCTTATACACCCCGCAGGCGCTGCCGGTGCATTGGCGCACCTATCTATGGCACTTCGACAGCGTATCGACGCCTGATGTGATAACACAGACGCTGGATAGCACAGGCCCCGGAGTGGATTGCGCTAGTGGGGTATGCCAGCTTGTAGTAGATGTCATATTCCTGTATCTGGCCGATGCGCAATGGCAAGGCGCGGGGGTGAGGCAGAGCACAGACGAAAACCCCGCGCTTGTTATCAGCAGTGGTATAAACTACTCGCTCGGCTTCAGGCATACGCAAACTGGAGTAAACCCTGCTATCAAGCTGGCAGTGCGAATTATAGACTCGCGGGGATATGTATGGGACGATGCCACAAGCACTTGGAGTACGAATACTATGGCGGTAAGCAGCCTGATAGACCCGGCCAGCGGGACTTGGACAACTGCGGCTATCACGTTCACGGGCGCGGCGGACGGCCCGGTCGCCATCGAAATGCACGCGGCGCGGGACACTAGTCTAACGACAGGTATAGGAACGCAGATTGTAAGCATAGATGACATAACACTTGTGGAGGTTTAGGCAATGAGTAAATGGCGGCAGAGATTGATTTGGGCGTACCAGTACAGAGCGCATCGAGTAAAGTATTGGTGGGCGCGATTGAACGCGAAGCCAGGCACGCTGGTAATGCAGGGCTATGTAGAGATTGCAGATGGCGACACGGGGAAGGTGCTGGCCAAAAGCTGGAACATTATCACCACGCAGGGGCTAGGCTACTTCCAGGCTGACGCTATGCACAACGGCAGTGTGCACCCTGATTACATTGTGCTGAGCACAAGCACAAGTACGCCATCGGCATCTGCAACGACTTGCCCCGCGACTGTGCTAGCAGGGGTCTCCGCGACCAAGAGCGTGGTCAGCAATGTGCTTACCTGGCTTGCTACCTTCGGTGCGGGAGTGGGCACGGGCACAATCGGCACGGTGGCGCTTTGCGGCGCGGCTGACGGCACCCTGCTATTTGCCTATGCCCTGCAGTCACCTGCGCACGTGAAGGCGGCAGGCGAGACCATCGCGGTGACCTACAAAATCACGATGTCGAGCGTATAAGGGGTTGCTTCGCAATGGCGCTGGAGAAACTTGAATATCTGGAACTCTCAACGTATCCCTATGTGGTATGGGATGTGACTGCTGACGGGATAGCGGTAGACCTCACGGGGGCGACGGCGACAGTAACTGTTACTGATAGTAGCCGCGCAACTGTGGCAACCGCAAGCGGAGGCGCGGGGACTGATCCTGCCCAAGGCGCGGTTGCGATAACCGATGCGGCGGCGGGCGAGGTAAAGTTTCACCCATCTACGACGATAACCGCCAACGAAGGCTCTTATGCGCTCTGGCTCAAGATAGTCACTGTTGGCGGCGATACTCTGAAGTTTGACCCGGCGCTGCTCGTTATCGGTTGGGCGCCATAAGGAGGCCGGGATGGAATATAGCTACGACTTGGAATGGACTGGCGAGGATGGGCAACTCTATCAGCAGACTATCCTGTCTACCCGTAAGTGGAGCGAGGCCGAGCTTCGGGCGATGGTGATGGGGCAGGTTGACGCCCCCCCTGAGCCTGAGCCTGAGATTGTCTTTGCGCCAGAGGGGATGTAAATGGCTACCCTTATGACTGTCGTTGATGGCAACTGGGATGACCCGACTATTTGGGACATTGGCGTTGTGCCCACTGCCGCCGATTACGCGGTTATCAACACGGCGGTGACAATCCGCGACCAGGCGGCGACCTGCCTGTACTTCAAGGTGAACGCGGGGAAGTCGCTTACCTTCGATGCGACCGCCAATACGAAACTAAGCGCGGTCGGGACAGCAACTACCAGCGTGATAAGCGGCGGCATTACGATGCAGCCGGACGCCTCGCACACCGCCGAGCTTTCGGTTCAGTACAAGTTGCAGATTGACGCGACCGCGACCTGCGTTTTCGAGGGGCAGCCGGTTCCCAATTATCTTTCCACTCTGCAGGCGACGGCTACGGCGACGCAGGCGGTAATTACCGTGCTGAAGCCCTTCGATGTGAAAAATGGCGACGAGCTCGCCATAACGCATAACGAGGCGACTCCAACTAGCACCTTCCACCCGCAGGATAAGATCGAGTATATGACCGTATTGGGCGTTGTGGACAGCGGGACTTACTACACGATCACCCTGGCCGCCAACCTGGTCTACGAGCATAAGGCGGGCGCATACGTCGGCAACTACACTCGCAACTGCGTCATAAACCAGCCCGTTGGAGTCAACGGATTTATTGCGGGGACTGACCAGACTTACACCAACGTGAGGTTTATCAACTACAACAATACCGCTAGTGGCGGGACTAAGCGGAGCGGCTGCTCGATTGAGTTTCAATTAGATAGGAACGACCTTCTGAATTGCTCAGAAATCTTCGAGGACTGCTTCTTCTACTCCAGCAGGGGCAGACTGGACGTATGGGGAACTGGCTACAGCTTTGACCGCTGCGTCATCCTGCGGAATGGTATGCAAAACCGAAACAATTGGTTCAGGGATTGCCTGTTTATCCACGTGGGGGGAGGCCCGTTCAACGGCACTAATTTTATCGGGTGCCGCTGGTTCCAGTGCGAAGCGGCGATTACCGCAATAAGCGCCACGTTTTTAGGATGCACTTTCGAAAAATGTTATCAGGCGTTTATGAACTTGAGCGGACAATTATACGACTGTGTTTTTACTGGTAATGTTCTGGATTACCGGCCAGACTATAATGTAACTGTGGCCGGGCCAGTGACTTTGGTCAACACCATATTGCCTACAGTTGCCACATACAGCACACTGGCAAGTTGGGCGGCTCCCATCATTTACGACGTGGATAACCAGTGGCTGCTGATGTATGACCAATGGGTTAGCGTTGTGGATAACGCGCTCTCCTTCCCCGCTTTTGACTACCCTAAAGAGGTGTTTATCTCCACCGACCAGACCGACTGGTACATCGAAGTGACGCCCTCGGTTAGCGCGGAGGTGGAGGTCGGGATAACGCGCCAGACCATCACGGCGGCGACTCAGTACCACGTTACCCAGCCGGGCCAGTTTGTCAGGTGGAAGGCGACTAGTGGGAATGTCACCATCAGGGCGCTCTCGGCTGACAAGGCGACCCTGGCGCTCTATGTGGGCGACGGCTCGCTTGTGGCGCGGCCCAGGCCGACGCAGATTATAGCAACGGGGATAACCGCGTCAATTACAACCCAGCGGATAAAGGCGGAGATACGATAATGCAGGCGAATGGAAACAGCAAGGCTCTGCTCGCAATTGTGGCGTTGGTACTCACGCTTATCATCAGTTACGGCGTGACACAGACTATTGACGCGGTAGCCTGCGTGCCTCGAAACACGCAACGCATCGAGACGCTGGAGAAGCAGATGGATGTTTTGCAGGCCCAGCTAGACATAATGCAGGGCCAACTCAGCAAGATGGATACCAATATCGAATGGATAAAGGACGCGCTCAAGTGATAATCGTATCCCGCCCAGGGCGACCTACAGGCAGAGTGGCCCCCTTCTCTGCAG